CAGAGTAAATACGATTGATAATATATGGTGAATACTCTTTTTCTAATAAAGGATCTTCATCTATTAAATTTTTCTTTGTTTGGTTAATTGAATTCAACCAGTCTTTTAGATCCATCTTCATTATCAAAATAGTTAGCACAAGAGCAGACAAGATTACGATCTCCATAAACATTGTCTATTCTAGATATTGCTGGCCAAAACTTATTTGTTTGGTCTACAGGATACGCTGCTTCTTCACGAGTATAATTATACTCCCATTTGTCTGAACTTACAACCCTTGCAGTATGAGGTGAGTTTTTCAAAATATCTTTATTATTATCAATCTCTCTTCTGATACTTACCATTGCTACACCAAATCTTTCAAGTTCTTCTAATGACTCACTTTCAGTTGGTTCTACCATAACTGTTCCTGTAACTGGCCAAGATAATGTAGGTGCATGAAAACCATAATCCATTAATCTTTTCGCTACATCTTCAGCAGTGATACCTTCAAAATGTCTTACGTCAAATATACATTCGTGTGCAACTCTCCCATTATTACCTTTGTATAATACTTTGAAGAAAGGTTCAATACGTTGCACTAACCAGTTTGCTGTAAGTAAAGATACTTCACTTGCTTTTCTTAATCCATCAGCACCCATCATTCTTATGTACATCCAACTGATTGGTAAAATAGATGCACTACCTTGAGGTGCTGCTGATACCCTTTGATTCATAAAAGGAACTAAATGTTGTGCAACACCAATTGGGCCTACACCTGGCCCACCGCCACCATGAGGAATACAAAATGTTTTATGTAAGTTAAGATGACATACATCTGCACCATAATTACATGGTTTTGCAAGTCCAACTTGTGCATTTAAATTTGCACCATCAAGATAAACTTGACCACCATTTTCATGTATAATTTTACAGATGTCTTTGATGGTTGGTTCAAATACACCATGAGTTGATGGATATGTAATCATAATACAAGACAACTCAAGATAATTCATAAGTGCTTGCTTTTCTAAATCTTTTAAATCGATATTACCTTCATCGTCACACTTAACAGGAACGATCTTCATACCTGCCATCACTGCCGATGCTGGATTTGTTCCATGTGCACTTGTAGGAATTAAACATACATTTCTTTTATCATCACCACGACTTTTATGATATTCTTGAATTGCAAGAAGACCAGCATACTCACCTTGAGAACCAGCATTTGGTTGTAAATTAATATCAGCAAATCCTGTAATATCACACAACCATTCTTTTAGGTCATCTACAACTCTTTGATAACCATGTGTCTGAATTTTAGGAGCAAATGGATGAATATTTGCAAATTCAGGCCATGACACTGGCATCAGTTCTGATGCTGCATTAAGTTTCATAGTGCAACTGCCAAGTGGCATCATACCATTTACTAATGAGAAATCTTTTGATACTAACTCATTCATATATCTCATCATATTAGTTTCACTTTGATACTTATTAAATACATCTTGCCTTAACCAAGGTTTAGTTCTTTCTGGAACACCTAACCACTTATATTCTTTTTCTAAATTATAAACGTGTCCTATTGTATCTGAACGGGAACTAAAAGTAATTAATGATCTAATAATATCGTGTAGTTCAGATAGTGTAGTGACTTCATCTATAGATAGAGTTAACCAACCATCATTATAAGTTGCATTAAATTGTTCACTAAAAAAATCAAAAAATTCTTTATCAACTTTGACACGTATAGTATCAAAACCCTCACAATCATAAACTTCTTTTCCACACCATTTCAATGCTGACAGTAAAGTTTGCCTATATCTTAATATTCTATTTGCTATTTTTTTCAAACCTTCCGCACCGTGATAGCAAGCATAAAAACCTGCCATATTTGCGAGGAGTGCTTGGGCAGTGCATATATTGGACGTTGCTTTGTCTCTTCTTATATGTTGTTCCCTTGTCTGCAACGCTAATCGTAGTGCTTTATTACCTTGACTATCTACCGACTGCCCTACAATACGTCCAGGAATTTTACGTTTATATTTGTCAGTGGTTGCAAAGAATGCTGCATGAGGCCCTCCAAATCCCATAGGAACTCCAAACCTCTGCATACTACCAACTGCAACATCAAATCCCATTTCTCCTACAGGTTGCATCAAGACCTGACATAAAGGATCTACAACTGCAATCTTCATACACTTATAAACTTCTGCACATCTTAACAATCCATCATGATATTTCAATCTTCCATTACTATCTGGTAATTGAACTAATAATCCAAATGCATTTGTAAATTCTTCTAGTGCGATTGTTGCATCCAAATCAATCTTAATTATGTTAATACCTAATGGTCTTGCTCTTGTTCGTAATACTTCTAATGTTTGTGGAAATATTTTACTATCAACTATAAAATCTTTTTTCTTACCTTGATTATATGCAAGTATCATTGCCTCTGCAGCTGCAGTTCCTTCATCCAATAATGATGCATTTGCAACTGGCAATCCCGTAAGTTCGGTAATCAGTGTCTGATAATTAAATAATGCTTCTAATCTACCTTGTGATATCTCTGCCTGATAAGGTGTATAGGATGTATACCATGCAGGATTTTCAAATACATTTCTCTGTATTACTGGTGGTGTAATTGTTCCATAATATCCTTGTCCTATTAGACTTCTTTTAACTACATTTAATTCAGCAATCTCTTTTAATTCTGTAAGTGCCTGTTGCTCACTACAACCTTCTGGTAATTTACTATCACCACGAAGTAAAATAGAATCTGGAACTATCTGCCTGACAAGTTCATCAATACTTGAGAGACCTAAATCTAACAACATTTTAGATTGTTCCCTTTTAGAAGGCCCTATATGACGTTGAATAAATTCTGACATTATATAATTTTATTTTTCATACTTATTCATTTCTCTTGATTTATTCTTGATAATAATTCTATCATTTTCATAATCAGGAACAAATTCTAAGAGATCCATATGATCCCACATTAACTCTTCGTACATAGCATTGAGACGATCCATGTCTTCCCATAAATCATTAAGGTGTTCGTATTCTTCGCTCATCGGATAATTTGGATGTTGTTGTCTTCTGTCCAGAGTTCGACTTTATCTCTGAATTTATTTTCTTGTTTAAGTTTTTCATATCTCTTGGTTGCTTTACGTTTCCACCAAGAAATAATATTTTCCAACTGAAACTTGTCCCAGTTTTGGCCTTTTATTAATTTATCATCTTCACCAAGTAACACTTCTCTAATGTTAGCATATCCATAATCAGAAATATAAAATCTTTTTTTCTGAGTGAGTCCAAAAGCCATATCTATAACAGTATTAAAGTCCTTTAATTTTTCTGTTTTTCCATATTCTTTTAAAGAATTTTTAATCCAAGAAATCATCTTAGTTTGTCTTTTCATTTTTTTAGAGGATGCTTTATTATCTGTAAGAGGTTGATTATTATTCAACTTACTAAAATGATCATGAAGTTTGTGAAATATATCTGCATGAAGAAGAGGAAGAAATTTACTCTCGGTTAAACCTTTATATCTCATATAAGGTTTAAGTCCATCATACTGTGATGCTGATGTAGTGGAACCATAAAGGGATGTGGTCTCAAATAAACCAATCTCCTTCTCAAATACTTCATTTAAAGTTTCTCTTGCAAAATGAGAGAGACAAAGAAGTGCCAAAAGTTTACCTCCAAGATAATTATATCCAAAAGGTTGGGATGGAACTATTACAAATCCCATCACAGCATGACGATTAAATATAGAAAGATTAGGTTGATTTCCTAACCAAATATTTCTAGGTTTAGAATTAATAGTAGGAGACCCAAAACGAATAAATCCCAGTATCTGCTGAGACCTTTTCTCATAAACCATCCAACGAAGCTCTCTACCTGGTATATTGCTTTCATTATTATGTGATGATACTGCCTGTAAAAGATTTATATAATGTTCCTGTGGAAGTGACTTTTGAAAGCGTTTCCCCACAAACTTAATATCAAACTCCATCTCATTAGGATGAATATCTTCATTAAAAAATTCATCCTTTAATGAAGTTAAAGGATTTACTTCAGTGACTATTTCTCTTTTTACATATCGAAGATAATCCTCAATAGAAGTAAAGTTTTTGAAATAATTAATAAATTCATCGGCAGCCCATTCGGCATCCGCTTCAGGTATTATCATCGGGAAATATAGGAGGATTTTTTTCTGCTTTTCTTACTGCTCTATTATGAATCCAATAATCATATTTTTCAAAAATATAATAAAAAGACCAAAGACATTTTTTAACAAACCATTCTGCCCATAAAAAAGCAACAATGATAACATCTAAAGTATTTTTAGGATATTTCATAATGAATCCATATCTGACCCATGCCGTGGTTTATGATGAGGCATTCCATCATGATTACCATCATTAGGTAACTTACCAGTCATAAGATATTCAACAGTCTCTTTACATCCACGAAGATAATCTAATTGGCCTTTAATCTTTTCAGCCTCTACCGTATTTGTTGGAATCTGTGATTGAATTTGTGCAATTCTTTTAGTAAATCTTTTTAAGAGTTGCTCTAAGTTTTCTGTTTGTTTCATTGGTTTTGAACAGGTCTACGATCAGAATTATTTAAGTACTCTACTCCTCCTCTTTCTGGTTTTCCCATAAGACGTTTTTGTATCATGATACTAATGGTTTTATCAAACCATGCATCTAATGATTTGGACATTGCTCTATATCCTGTACCGACATAAACTTGTCCAGAGACAACTGCTACAGTTGCTATACCCCAGAATAGATAATAACTTGATGATTTCATCTGTGCTTTTGTTTTTGTAAATGTTGATTTAGTCATAATAATTGTTATTTGAATTCACATTCCACCATGATTTCAGTAAGACATGCTAACATGTTTATTTCCTGATCTGCAACGAATGCCATCTGATATTGATACTTAGCAATAACAAGAACAGCAGCAGGTATAGTATTTGGAATTAAACACTCATAAAGAGTATCATAAATCCTACGAAATAAAACAGAAGTATCATTGTCCATATTACTATTGACCCACTTACGTACTTCAGGAAAGTTTTTTGTTTTAAGGTTCTTAATCAGATCATTTACAGCAACATCTGAAAAAGCAACTAATATTCCACTATCTATCTTACCACTAACTGAGTATCTCTGACACTCATTTAATACTCTTCTCCAGTCTGGAAAATGTTTATTAATTAATTCTACTAATACTTTCTTATCACTTTCAACCCCTTCTTGCTCCAAGATAAAATTGATCCTTTGGAAGAAATTAGCAGCGATTTTCTGCTTCTCTTTTCCTCTAATAGAAAAGTCAACGACAGCACACCTTGAATGGAGGGGTTCGAGTATTTTATTTTTGTAGTTACAGGTGAAGATGAATCTACAATTTCCCGCAAACTCTTCAATGAAAGCTCTGAGTAAAAGTTGTACATCATTGCTTGTGTTGTCTGCTTCATCAATGATGATGACCTTGTGCTTCGCTTCCGATGTAAGAGATACCGTTGATGCAAAATTCTTTGCGTTATTCCTGACCGTGTCA